AGGACCACTATAGTTTGCCGACATATAGTTCGGCACTTAATTTTGCATTTTTGAGTGGCGAGTTAAGTTACTTCGCAAAAAGTAACATCCAAAATAGTGTGTTCCCTAGCTTTGCTATGATGTTCCCTAAGAGACCACAGTCGGAGGAGGAAAAGCACATGATCAAAGAAACTATTGACCGCCTTAAGGGTGCAGCCAATGCAGGTAAGGCAGTTGCATTCTTTGCTAACTCAGCTGATCAGTTACCTAAGATAGAAAGCCTACCTACTAATGGCAATGATAAGCTATTCCATGAGGCATCTGCATTGAACACTGAGCAGATTTGTTTCTCACACACCATTGACCCTATCCTAATGGGTATCCGTACCACAGGTAGCTTGGGTAATGGAAGTGATATCAAGCAAGCATATGTGATATTTGAGAAAAACGTGGTCATGGAACTACGTCAACAGGTAACTACTATCTTTAATGAGATACTAACCATTGCACGCATCCCTGCTGAGTTTACAATCAATAACTATCAAATCATTGGTGATGCTATTGTTGAGGTAGATGAGGATACAGCAAAAGTTAAGGATGCATTAAACAATTTAAGTGATGCACTACTAAGCAAAGTACTTGAAAAAATGACTACCAATGAGATACGAGCTTTAGCTTCACTACCTCCTATTGATGAACCTACTCAACCTACTGTATAATGCTGTACTTTATCACTGAAACCTACCTTAAGACTAACACACCCATCACAGCCAATGTGGATGTAACGGATGTGACCCCATACATTGCTACACAATCGGCATTAAGAATACAGCCTATCTTAGGCACTACGTTCTACAATCACATGCTAACAGCATACAACAATCAGACACTTACACCTGATGAGATTGACCTAGTTGAGTTCATTCAGCCGGTCATTGCATGGAGGTCAGCTGAGGATGCTGTATTTGGGTTGACGTATCAGCTAAAAAACAAAGGACTTCAGACTCAAAACGGAGATTATTCAGCAAGCGTATCCAGAAGTGAGGTAGCTTTTGGGATGGAACACTATGCACAGAAAGCTAGTTTCTTTGAGCAACGTCTAATCAGATGGCTATTAGCTAACCGTAACCTGTTCCCTATATTCATATCTACAGCTAATCAGGATACTGACCTCAGACCAATGTTCCAAAACTGCTCATGTATTACTCAATGGCAGGATACCTGCACAGGTATGTGTGGTAACTTCCTTGAGAATGGGTACAATAACAGCATCCTAATCTTGTAATGAAGTCACAGCTCACCATACTATTAGCCACAATGAAAGCCAATTGGATAAAACTATTGGCAACTATTAGTGCATTCTTAATGCCTATTTCAGGCTTATTGTTTTTGGTAGGCTTTGTGATTGTACTTGATACTATCACAGGGGTATGGAAGAGCATGAAAAACAAGGTTAAAATCACAAGCAGAGGTTTATCTGCCATCATTAGCAAGATGCTACTCTATGAGGTAACGGTTATCTTGTTTTATATGATTGATAAATTTATATTAAATAATATCATCCTGCAGTTTTTCTCGGTAGAGTTACTGCTCACTAAGGTACTTGCACTCATCCTAGTATCAATCGAGGTCATGAGTATCAATGAAAACTACAAAGCAGTAAAAGGCCTTGACCTATGGCAGGCAATGAAAAACTTATTTTCAAGAGCTAAGGATATTAAAAAGGACCTAGATGAAATTAGACACAACCAAGATATTTCAGGAACGCCTATCTAACAGTCAGTACTTCCACGAAGAGTCTGAGAAAAAACAAATCTATCTACACCACACTGCAGGCAATGGTAATCCTGTAGCTGTATCACGTTGGTGGAATAGCAACGGAGATAGGATAGCTACTGCATTTGTAATAGGTGAAAGAGGTAGCATAGTGCAATGCTTCAGCTCTAAGCATTGGGCTTATCACCTGGGGATAGATAGCCAAGATTTCTCAGCTCATGGACTCAAGTATCAAAACCTTAATAAACTTTCTGTAGGTATAGAGGTGTGTAATTGGGGCCCATTGAAGCTAAAAGATGGTAAGTACTACAACTATGTCAAGGGAGTGGTGGACCCATCAATGGTAACCACATTAGATACACCCTACAAGGGTAATAAGTATTGGTACAAATATACGGATGAACAGATTGAAAGCACTCGGCAGTTGGTGGAGTACCTGTGTGAGACCTATGACATTCCTAAGACTTACCGGTCAGAGATATTTGCCATTGACAAAGAGGCATTCAAAGGAACTGCAGGGATCTACACGCATAACAGTGTGAGAAAAGATAAGGCAGATATTTACCCATGCCCCCGAATGATTAAGATGTTACAAAGCCTATAGCACATGAGACTTTCAATAATTATTTTGTCGCTAGTTTCTACTATATTTGCGACATCCTGCTCAGCTCCTAAGCGTGCTCAATGGCACTATAAGAAAGCATTAAAGAATGGACTTAAGGTAGTCCAGGATAGTGATACCATCCGGATAACTACAGTTGACAGCATCCCTGTTATTCACAATGACACTATTGTGTGGGAGAAATTCTACACCACTAAGGATACGGTGATACAATTCAATAACGTGTACGTACCAAAAACAAGATGGCAAACAAGGATTGAGTATAGATATAAAACAAGGGTTGAAAGGATACGAGGTAAGACTATCTATAAAACTGCTCAAGCTAAAGAGGTAGTAAAGTACAAAATACTATGGTGGCCTGTGATTGTTGCGTTTATTCTAGGGATACTCCTAAGATTTCTAATACAAAAGGGGCTCCTAGATAGGATTGCCCTGCTATTTAAGCTATGAGAAAACGTTTATTTTATGACATTGAGACCTCTTTCAATGTCGGTGTGTTCTGGAGGACAGGATACAATCTAAGTATCCAACCTCAGGATATCATTCATGAACGTGCAATCATATGCATCTGCTATAAATGGGAGGGTGAGGATGAAATTCACAGCCTAACATGGTCCAAAAGTCAGAGTGATAAGCAAATGATTGAGAAGTTTGTCAAGGTCCTAGCCCAAGCGGATGAAATTGTGGCTCACAATGGGGATAGGTTTGACCTCAAATGGATACGCACAAGGGCTTTATTCCATGGTATTCAGTTTATGCCATCACCTAAGACTATAGACACGCTTAAATGGGCTAAAAAGTACTTTAATTTTAATAGCAATAAACTAGATTACATAGCTAAGCTACTTAAGGTAGGTGCTAAGATGGATACAGGAGGGCTTGACCTGTGGAAAGATATAGTATTTCGCAAAGATCAGGAGGCATTAGATAAGATGGTGGCCTATTGTAAGATGGATGTGGAGGTACTTGAGGCAGTATTTGATAAACTCAACAGCTATACCATTGCTAACCATAACTATGCCATCCAATACGGAGGTGAAAAGTATGAGTGTCCTGAATGTGCAGGAATAAATGTCAAATACAATAAGAAAGTAGTCACAGCTGCAGGAACTGTACACCATTGGATACTATGCAAGGACTGCAAAAAGCACTACAAAATTAATCACCTGGTATTCACTAAGTATCAGGAATATCTCTACAAGCGTAAGTCTATAGCCTGATTTTTGCGGAGATTATTTAAGCTTATCAACTGATTTCTTATTTAGACTCATTCTAAATTTGTGGAAAATTATGCAAAATTGTTTGCATATATGAAACTTTATATATCTTTGTCAGGTATTAACACTTAAAAATGATATATGAAACAGTTTGAAAGAGCCCTTGACTTTATCAAGACACACGAAAACAACGCAGAGGTACTTGCTTTATTCTTAGAGCAGCTGCTTGTTGAAGCTACTGAGGAAATGACTCAGACAGCATTAGATAACACCGAAGATTTTTTAACCATTCTAAACGCTAACCGATGAAAAAAGAACTATTTAATGTAGTAGCAAGTTTTGCTGTGGTCGTGGGTACCATGGTAGCAATGTATAACGTTTTAATCTTTATGATATGCAAGTAACAATAGGAATAGAAGTAGCTTACTTTGACTTTGATGATGTGCATGGTAACTGTGAGTTCAAAATAACTAACATAACTGATGAAAGCTATGAGGTAGAGCTTAGCAATGTGGTAGCTACTCAAATAATTGGTGAGGTGGAGCTTGACTACATCCTAACTGACACTGAACTTGACCAACTGAATGAGGAGATTATTTGGTGCATCCAGGATACTGACATGATTAGAGACATGCAGGACCCTATGAATTATTTTGATGAGGATGAGTGGAGGTATGATGCATAGAGATATCTCAGAGATGGCTAGATGGTGGACCAAGCAGTCATTTGCAGGAGATAAGGGGGGCTCCTTTAATACCTCCCTATATTTAGAATACTTAAAATGTAAAAACTCATGTACAGATTACTATACTACTATGAAAAAAGGCTCGCAGAGAGCTATGAATTCCCTACCAAAGCCCTGTGTTATTGGAAAGTCAACCAATTCAGGACAGCAGGTACTCATATTTACGGACACTTTGTAATTGAAAAGGTATGCGACAAGATAAGATACTAGAAATACTGTACCCATACATCCCTACTAAAGTGCTAGGTGAGTATCTAGGGTTGACTGCATCCCAAGTGTACAATAAAACGTACAAAAGAGGGATAAAGAAAGACCCTAAGACAAAGAAAGCAATTAACCGGGCCATGATATTAAACGCAGGTAAGAACACCAGGTATGCGAAAGGTCATGTGCCATTCAACAAAGGCATGAAATGTCCTAACCTACTGCTAACTAATGCAGCTGCTACGATGTTTAAGAAAGGCAACAAGCCATTCAACACCAGGGAGGCAAATGCTACTAGCATCCGTAAAGATACAGCAGGTAGATTGTATCACTACACTAAGATAGCAGATAGCGTATGGGTATTAACGCACCGGTTGATGTGGGAGCAGGCTAATGGACCCATCCCTGCAAAGCATATAGTGAGGTTCATTGATGGCAACACCATGAACTTAGAACTGAGCAACCTGGAGTGCATCCCAATGAACAAAAACATGACTAGGAACAGCATCCAAAGGTTCCCAATGGAGCTACAGCAGGTCATGAAATTAAAAAGTAAACTTAATAAAACAATAAAAAATGGCAAGAAACGGAATGAACGATCTTAGAGATCACCTCTTTGCAGCTCTAGAGAGATTAAATGATGATGAGCTAACACCTGAACAACTATCTACTGAAGTAGAAAAGGCTCAGGCAATTTCTAACCTGTCTAACTCAGTGATAAACAGTGCCAAGGCTGAGGTTGACTTCATGAAAGCTACCGGCATGATAGCTACTACCAGCAACCTGTTCAAAGGAGTTAATGACCCTAAAAGATTAGACTAATGAAATACACAAGATACTTTAGAATTTGGCTTGAAGATACAGTAGAGCCAGAGGGTGGCACATGGTGCTACATGGGGATGGATGAGAAAGGCTTTTTATGGCAGCTCAACTTCCAATACAAAGAGAATGAACAACCTGAGACCTTAGAGCAGTACCTGCGATGGGGCTACAAAATTCAAGAGATATGAATGAGGAATTATTTGAACTCAGTAAAGTGCTCAATGAGGATATAGTGGATATCATTAGGGCATATCAGCTGAACACACCTAGCAGAAAGCAGGAGATAGTAAGCAAGAGGTACTACCTGTACAACTATATGTATGAGAACAGGCACATGACCACTACAATGATTGGTCAGTACTTTAACCGCGATCATAGTACGGTGGTGCATGGTATTCAGGAGCACAAGTATTGGTACCATAGAAAAGACCAAAACTATCTCAAAATGATATACCCCATTCCAGAACTCATTAGGCCAAAAAGGTCAGACATTAATATCTTTGATGTCGATGTTATGCCAATAGATGACGAAGAAACTAGGGTAACAATCACAGGTAACTTCCCTATTAAATTGTTAAAAAGTTTTCAAGAGAGAATGACTAAGAATGAGATTAGTACTACATTTGAGCTATCATAATTTTTTAAGGGTTAATACTAAGGAGGGGCTTCGGCTCCTCTTTTTTATGACCGTATGACGATGTGACAGTTCTCTTATATAGGGTCCTTATAAAATACACCACTAAAAAAGTTTGTACTTTGGAAAATTTATCGTCATATCGTCATGAAATCACTCAAACATAAGCCTGCATTGGTTTATATACATGACGATAACTTTTATTTATCGTCATAAATTGTCTTTTTATCGTCATTAATTTATATTTGTAACATGTATAACCCAAAAATATCAGTTTTCAGGAGCTTGTTTAACTCCAAAGAAACACCTTTCACACTTGAGGCAATAGAAGTGTACAATAGAATTAAGCAAGGTAACCCCGAGCTGATTAGTAAGATTAAGAAACTGCG